GGCGTTTTTTGCTAAAAATGATGCTAATTTAGTTCCAGATGAAAATGCTTTTAAATTTGCTAATGTTTCATGAACTCGATATTCTTCATTGAAGCCAGGAACTTTAGCTGTAAATGCGGGACTTGCAACAATTTTAGATGGAATTAATACATCCGGAAATAAAGACCCTAATGTGTTTTTTAATGCTGCCCCAGCTTTTGTTATTGCACTCTTTGCGTTAAATGTTGATGGTACTTTTAATAATCTAGAACCACCAAATTGTACCGCCTCACCAACAGTATCACCCACTACTCTAGCAGCAGTTGCTACCAATCCCCTACCACCAGTTCCAGCTTTCATAGCTTCTCCCAACGATGTATTTTGTGATGAGATTCTTAGAATATCAGTACCATATAATACGGCTGAGGAAAAATTAGTAAATGGAAGTAATCCAACCAATTCACTTTCAACTCTAGTTTCTGTAAATCTTTCAGTAGTTCCACCTAATCTTATTTTATTTATTAAGGGTACTGATGTTTTATTAAGTAAAGGACTTATTGTTGATATCTGAATATCTTTACTATTTTTCACAGCAAATGCCTCTTGTGGAGTTTTATCCCCAAGTCTATCGTATTTTTTGTTTCTAAATAATTCTTCTAAAGTTGGCATTTAATTATTTTTTATACTAATGCAAAATTATTTCTAGTACTAGTATCTACAGTCCTAGTCACATTTGCTGTAACCTTATCATTATCCATATAAACTCCTATCTTACCACTTGCCATATCCGCTCTAACACCTCTAAATTCACTAATCAATGCATTAATCATATTATTATTAGATGCTGCCATAGGTGATACCATTTGAGTTGGTTGTGATTGTGTTGGTTTTGAGAACAAATCAGTTCCTGCTATAACCGAATCTTTATTGTTAAGTTGAATAGCACCTTCAGGTCCCATTAATGTTCTTGAACCATATCCAGATGAATTACTTCCAGGAGAAAATACGTCATCTCCTTTAGATAACATACTATAAGCTAATCCAACCATACCAGCAACAGCTGCAATTGCTAAGCCTATACCCAATGGTCCCATTTTACCAAATCCACCAAATATACTAGCAGATGCAGTTGCCAATTCAGGAGAAAGTTGTTTTAATTTTTCTTGCTTAATTTTCTTTTCCAAAATAAGTTGACTTATTTTCATAGCTATCATTGCCGTTGCAAGTGTTCCCAACACAGTAGCACCTGCTACAGCCGCCCAAGTATTTTCCTGCATATACTTTATAACATCTCCAATTTGTGCAAATACAGATAATATACCAATTAATGTACTACCTAAAACATCGAAAATTGGAGTAAGTCTACCACCCACTGCTTCAATCATACCCGATATTCTATCTTGAATATCAGTCATTACTCCTGCTATCTTTTCTTGTTTTGCTAAAGACTCTGCTTTCTTTTTAACATCCTCATCACTTAACTTACTTATATCTACACCACTTTCTACTAATTTATTTGCTTTATTTAATTGGTCACCACTTAATTTACTTAATTTATCTCTAACTCCCAATTCTCTTACAATATCTTCAACAGATTTTCCAGCTGCCTTTGCTAATTGTTGTTGTGTGAAATAATCTTGCTTTCTAAAATCTCCACTTCTTTGAATCTGATTTAATATTTCATCATTTGCATCTGCTATTTTTCCTTCATAAGCAAGTGCTCTAGCTCTACTTAAATTAAATTGCCCTCCTACAAAAGTTGCTGCCGTTAATTCTTCTTCAATACTACTTTCAAAATTTAAAAGTTTTTCTGAAGTTTCTGCCATATCTTGTAGAGTAGTTCCCAGCATTTTAGCTTTTGCTGCTTGAGCAACAAATAATTGAACATTACCCTTCATGTGACTAGATAATACTTCGGAACTCTTTGCCATGTCCTGAAATAATTCTTTGGCAGATATACCAGCTTCGGATGCAAGTGATGCAGCTGTTATGGTTGCATTAGCTGCTGTTTCTTCACTTAATCCTCCAATTTGTTCAAACATGGATGATACTTTTGCGCTATCTCCAGCCGCAATACCCATTCTTGTGTTTAGTATAGAAAGTGCTTTAACAGTTTTTTCAGTGAAGGTAAACATATCACTTTGTGCATTCGCCATTTCGTTCATTACATCATAGGCATCTTTTGCAGTAACACCCAATCCCCTATAAGCAAGTACAACATGGTGAGCAGTTGCATCTATCTCTTTAGTCATTTTAGCAGTAAAACCAGTAGTTTTTCTGTAATCTTCTGCTGCCGCATCCAACTCCATAAATGCGTGCAAACCTGCTCCTAAAGCTGCCACTCCCAATGTCAATAAACCAAATGCCAAACCAGCTTTCATAACAGCTTTACCCAAACTAACAGCATTAGTTACTGCGTTTCTTAAACCTTCTGGTAGGTGGTGTGCTTCATGTGCAATTTGATGCTGTAATTCATGTATTCTTTCATGTTTTTTAACTACTTTTGCCTGAATCTTTTCGAGAATAATCATACTTTGTATCTCATCCTCACTTGCACCCTTCATCTTTTTTCTAACAGATTCCTCAATAGCAGCATCACCTGTTTTTTTATGCTGATGTACTACAGTTTTAGCTAAACTATCTCTTGTACTTTCCTGTAGGTCAATTATTTTTTGTAAAGTTTCCCTTTCAGTATCAGTTGCATTTACTTGCTTTTCTTTATTTGCTACAATTTGTGATGTTATACTTGAAAATGCAGTTATTTCGTTAGTATGACCCTTTAATGCTTTTTTTACATCTTTATTTAATTTATCAAAAACATTCCAAGTATCTGTTATTTCTTTTGCCTTTTCTTCAGCATATTTTGCTTGCTTTGCCGCATCACTGTCAAGCTTAATTTGTTTTTGTTTAAGCTTAATTATTTCCGTCTCAGAATCGATACGTTCTTGAAGTTTTTTAGCATTTTTTTCATTAGACACAGCCTGCCTTTTCAAAAGCTCATCAATTCTCTTTTGAGCATTTTCAATTTCACGTAGATTGTCTAATTCTTTTTCTTTATCTTCAGCCATTTATACTTATAAATTATTTTAAATCAGCCGGTACTAATCCCTTTTGTACCATTATTTTCCAATGGTCAGGTCTATTTTTTTTAATTCTTAGTAAAATTGGAATTTGGCTATCAATTAAATCTTTGATATCATTATCAATTTGTTTTAATTCAGGATCCTTATCAATTACTTGTTGTAATGTTTGCGGTTTCTTTTTACCAAACCAACCCCAAAACTCATTTAATTTAGATTCCGATATTTTATATTTTTTCATAATCAATATAGTTTAACATCTATAAATATCCTATAAATAAAAAAGTTAGGATTATCGTCTAACCCTAACTTTTGATGCTGATTTATTTCCTTTTTCTACCTCATCATTTTCTTTTTTCTTTGCATCAACTAATTTGTTATAATAAAACATTCTTAGTCTGGTTGGCATTTGATACAATTCCATAACAGTAAATCCATTACCATAATGCACCATATCAAAAATTTGAGTATGTAAGCTTATACTATGATTCGGTGGTAGGCCAAAAAAAGTTCACTCCAAGAGCAATAGGCGCCTCCTCCACCTCGCCATCTACATGGGTATATTGTACTTTCATATCCATATCTGGTGAAATACTCTTAACATAGTCTCTAAATGCCCTACTATCCATAGCTCTCATATTATTAACAAATCTAGTAATATGACCAACTTCAGAGTTACCGTCTACCGATTTAATCATATATCTTAAACGAGTTGTAATATCAGATGATAAATCTTTATTTAATTTTTTAAGAGCTTCGATTTCTTTATCAATTTCTCTTTCATCACCATGTGTTAATAACTTAAATATAATTTTGTTTTTTCCATAAGGTGTTACATACTCTAATTCGTTTTTATTATCAAAAAGTGACATATCAATTTCTTTAGTTTTAACTTGTGTTAAATCTGATTTTACTTGAACACTTTCTCCTAATTTAGCTGAATAGAAGCTAAAATCATACTCAGGTCCATAACCTAATACTCTTGTTGCTAAAAGGATTGCGTTTTTATCACCAATTATAATATCGTTTGGATTAACTTTATCTACTATAATAGATTCAAATAATTTATCCAATACAATACCTTTTTTGATAAGGTTTGTAGAAGAAAGAATATCTTCTTCCTTTGCTGTCATTAATTTAATTGTAATTCTACCAGATGATAGTGGGTTATCTTTTGGATATACCTTACCCTCCGATGGTAAATCCAACACTTCGGTTGGAAAATCATATTGCTTTTCGTTCATAACTTTACTTATTTTAAGTTTGTATATATAAATACATAATTTTTAAAAAATTGGAAATAAAAAAACCCCCACCATTTCTGATGAGGGTTGTCCTTCGGTAGCTTCCGTAAGGAATATTTTAGAATTCTAAGATTGCGTAATCGTAAGTTAATGTTAATGTGATTGTTACAGGCTCATTTGTTGTACTATACGATAAATCTCCAAAGTTTGCTTGAGAGATAAATGCACCTTTCAATTTCCATTGTTCAATCTTATCACCAACAGGTCCTAATAGATAGAAATCGATATCTTTCTTATACATTTCTGCATATCCATCTCTACCAGTAATAGATTCGTGTGATAAACGAACCCACTCCATTACTGCTTGTGCTGCTGATGGTACGATTGGGTCATACAAAGTAATTTCCAAATCTTGCCACTCACCTTTACCTTTCAATTTTCTATAAACGTTGATGTGGTCTATTTTTACAGTCTCAAATTGAATTGTTGGTCGGTTAGCCGCACTTACCGTAAATGATGGGATTGCCGTATCGGTCAATTCCATTATATAACGGTTTTTCATTTTTGGTTCGAAGTTCGTATAGAACATCTTATCGAAGGATAGAATATCTGCCATTTTTATTGCCCTTTTATTTAATTATAAATATCTAATTTGTTTGTTTTTATATTATGCTGAGAAACTTGCTCCAGTTGGTAAGATATTGAAATCAATTACGATGAATTCAGCTGTCTTAGCCGGTTGTAAGAAAATTTGTCCCGCCATAATATTTCTGTCTATTACATCCGGAGTGTTGTTAGTTTCATCCATCACCACTTTGAATGCGTATAAACCTTGTCTTTGTTGAATTGTTTCCAAATACGGATTAACAGTGTTCAAGAATCTTCCTCTTGTCTCTGAAGTATTTTGTTCGAATACTAAGAAACGAGATGTAGAAGCGATAAACTTCTTAACAGTGATAAGTAATCTTCTAACAT